ATATGATGGTTGGTTTGCTATACCAAGAGCTAATGATGGTATGTTTGCAGTATTTGAAAAAAATGCTACTTTTGGTGCTCTAGTTATAGTAAATTTAAACTGGGTTGGAGATAAAAAATTTCTATTTTGTATTTGATTACTATAAGCGTTTCCAGTCATTTTTTTGAACTATTTATGGGCATAAAAAAAGAGGACCTCTCGGTCCCCCCTTTGGATATATTTTTATATCTAGATCACATTAGGTTCTTGACCTGTACTCTACGATAGTAGCGGTTGCTATTGACCTGTAGACGGCCTAGACCTTGGCTACCAACATCACCTTCTGCAAATGGATTCGCTACCATTCCGTAGCGAGTCTTGAAGCCAATCTTAGGCTGGAAGGTGTTCTCACCAACGGCACGAACCATTTGGAGAGGAACATAAGGACAATAGAAGAGTCCTGCGTCATAAGGTGAGGTTCCCTTATATCCTACAACATAGTACTGACCGCCATCAGCACCAGGATTGGTTCCACCAGAATAAGGATCGATATATACGCGATACTTACCCATTAGAACGCCAGCAAAAGTGTTGCCGGTGTCATCTACATTTAGGTTAGCATTTAGGGCAGGGGTGTAATCGAGTACGCCAGCCATGGTTAGAGCTGATGCAACATCAGATGAACACATGATTACATTACCCTTTCCTCTACGAGTTCTGATTGCAATTGCGTTTGCATCACGCTCGATTTGGAATAGTAGACCCTTGAACTTCTCAACTGACCAACGACCGTTGGAGTCGATATCTAGGTCAAATACGCCATTGGTAGCAACATTAGTAGCAGCACCCTGCTCAGCAACCTTATAGATGGTTCTGATTACTTCGCGGTTGATTTCAGCAAGAATCTCGGTTGAGAGAATATTTGCTAATTCCGCTTCAGCATTTAGACCATGGATTGCCTTGAGGTCTTGTGCTAGCTCTAAGCTATACTCGGCCTTTAGTGCTCTTGACTTTGCCTCAACAAGTACTTTCTCGATTGAGAAAGCCATTTCGTTGAATTGACCACCATTTGCTGAACCTAGAGCTTCAGCATCGCCAGTCTTCATGCCTTGGCCTACATTGTAGCCAAGTGAAGATGCAGTGCCAACTGGATTTAGAATTCCAGGATTACTGCCAGTTTGTACGCCACCAGTAGTACCCATACCAGCGACGCCATCAGTTGCATTAGTAGCACTGTTATTTGCGTTGGTACCAGAGAATGCACTGTTGACTTCGTTATAGAATGCTTCGTCGCCAGACTGGTTTTCATAGCGTGAACGCATTGCGAAGATTAGTCCAGTAGGACCAGTCATTGGTTGTACACCAGCTAGGTCGTATGCAACCAAGTTAGGCATTGAACGACGGATTAGGCTGATTAGAACAGGATCAAAACCAGCAACAGGACCGCCAGCAGCAGCGCCAGTACCTACGCTACTGTAAGCACCATAACCACCAGGAGCATTACCTGAATTGGTTGGTGACTCCATTAGTACACCATTAGAGAAGGCTTGTTCTTCTCTTAGAAACTTTTCTTGGTTTTCGAGCAAGACAGCGGTTACTGCTTTACGATGAGAATCTTTGATTGGATCAAGACCATCATAGTTGAGAAGCGGTGCCCACTTTTCTTGCAGATGCTCGGATTGGAACATTTGCTATTACCTCTTAAAAAATGTGTTTGTTTTTGTTTGATTTAATATTAAAATCAGTTTTTAGCCAACATAGAAAGTGCTTTCATGTAAGTGTTCATTGAACCAGAATAATCTTCGTTCAATGAGACTACACCTTCTGAAAGTGTTTCAGGTTGAGCATTTGGAGATGCAGTTTTGGTTGGAAAATATGATTCCCTTAAAGTCTCCATTTTTTCACGATATTCTCTTTCACTTTCAAACTCAACACTTTCGGCAAGTGAAGCGAGCTTTTCTTTCTGAGTGGTGGCTAGGCCATCAGATACTTCATCAAAGATTCTATCAGCAACCGACTCTGAGAGACGCTTGTTGAGTTGAATATTTCTCTCAATTTGCTCGTTGAGTTTTGTTTCCATTTCATCAAGTTTTTCTACCATATTCTCAAGTACATCATATTTTTCTTCAGGGAGTTGTACATAATGATCTTCAAAAAGATTCTTGAGGTTGCTCAAGAATGATTCAGTTAGTTGCTCTTTAATGCCATACTCAACAGCAAGAGTATTCTCTTGCATCCATTCGTCTGCAACATACTCTAGATATGAATCAATACGCTCTTCTAGAGTTTCTTTCATCAATTCAACTTCTTCGCATAGTCTTTGCTCGTAAGCTGCTTGATATTGCTCTTCTAGAGCATCACGAATCTCACCTACTTTTGAGCGAAGTGCGGATTCAAAAATTAGTTTTGCTTTATCTTTAAATTCTTCTGAGAGTTCTTCGCCTTCGACGAGAGCTTGAACATCTTGATCTACATCAAAAGTTTCTTCTAACTCTTCATCTTCATCATCTTCATCTTCATCTGACTCGTCTTCATCTGACTCGTCTTCTTCGTTGATTTCCTCAACTTCTTCTAGAGTTTCCGACTCATCTAGAATTTCTTCTACTTCGTCTTCAACTTCTTCATCAGCTTCTTCTTTTACTGCCATTTTTTGAATGGGCTCAGCTGCGTGTGCTTTTGCATTCACAACATCACTTACACTCTTAAGTGTGGCAGCAGGATCTTTAATTTTAGCTGATTCATCATCAGACTTATAATTTTCTGGTGTAGGTCCACCTAGATCTTCCCAATTACCAGTTTGACCATCAGGAATACCTGTGGTCAAATGAGGCATTGCTTCTGCTGGTTTGGCACTTGCGTTTACAGCAGATTTGGATTGCTTTGTGCCTACTTCCATTTCTTGTAAGTTTTTTCCACGAGACATTTGAACTCTCCGATTTATCTTTTGTATTAAATCTATATTTATTTATAATTTGAGAAATTACAAGGAATTTAAAAATTCATCAAATAGTTGAATTTTTTTCTCTTCTAGTTGTTTTTGGTCAACTAAGGTATTTATTTTTTTCTTTGTATTTTCAAGCAACCAAGAATTTCTTGATACATCATATATCCACTCCACTCCTTCCATAATTCCGTTCACAAATGCATCTGGAGCAGATGGATCTGCAACTATATCAGCTGCAGTCGCTAACATAAAATCATCAGAAACATAACGAACACCATTTTTTTCTATTAATGAGCCAATACCACGAGAAGAGACTCCTAATTTAACTCCTTCTGATATTAAAGATGAAGCTATTCTTCCCATTGGAGTATCAAGAAGTTTAGCTTTACCAATAAAATTATTTCCATCTTCTCTAAGAGAAGTTATCATGTGTGATACTCTGTCCAAGTTCACAGTGGGTCCATCAGGATGTCCCAATTCACCCAGTGCTCTACCTTTTTGAATATAGCTATCGTTGTACCTCGTTACTTCCCTGGCAAGAGTTTCCATTGGATAGCATCTACCATTACGATTCTTTATATCAGCTTGAAGGAATATTCCTTCGATATAAAGAGATTTTTTTCCGTTTTTTTCTTCAGTAATAAACTTTACTTTTGAAATTTCTTCGGTTATTAGTTTCATTTTTTTAGTTGGTAAATGCTACTTTGTTTACTTTTATTCCAGCTGATGCATATATTACATCTGTTGGTAATTTTTCTAAAAACTCAATAGTAGAAGCTGGCATGGAAAAGCTTTGAGTTGTTGCCGCACCAACAGATGTAGATATACTTACAGTTACAACACCAATAGTATCATTATGTAATCTTACGCATGTTGCTGCAGAAATGCTAGATGCAGTGCTTACACTTGTTGGTATTGTGATTATATCAGAAAGAATTTTAGTTCTTTGCATTATTTTGCTTTAATTCGATTTAATTATTTATTATTCTTCTGTTGTTCCAAATAAATTTGAAGCCACATTGGGTCTATGTGCATCAATCTTTTCTACAGATTTTAGATACAACATATCTTTAATTTTATCGCTGATCTGAGAAGGAGACTCATCAGATGCAATCATATCCATTAATTCGTCCATAATTTTTTTTAATAATATTTCAATTATTTAGATATTATATTTCTCCACCTTTTGGTGGCTCCACAATTTTATCGTTTGTTTGTGGTTCAATTGGAACTTTTCCCATTTCCCCTTGTATATTGTTTTGTGTATCTATTGGCATTCCAGTATTGGGATCAACTGGTTGATTTGGATCTGGGATAATACCATCTTCTATTTCTTTCTTGATTATTTCATCTTGCTCAACTATCTCTTGGTCTGTTTGCCGTAATACATTTCTTCTTACATAATCTTGCGAGTAATATTTTCCAATATATGGCTCTGCCATAGATAACATGTTAAGTCTATCTGTCATCAATTCCGATTCTTTCAATTCCGCAAAATGGTTATCATATAGAAAATCATATTGAATATGTTCACTCATCAAAGTCCAATCTTCGGGAGTTATTATATTCTTTAAAATCAATTGAGTTCTTAACATGTCACTAAACATATTTGAAAATCTCTTTCTCAATCTCCCAACAAATTTACTAAATTTTAGTTCATCACGAAGAATTTCAGAAGAACGACCCAAGTTAAATCCACCTTCCCCATCAATCCTAGATGAAGGTACATTTAAAGACTTATATAATTTTGATTGAAAGTAGTTAATATCTGTAATTTCTCCTAGATTTTGTCCACCTGGTAAAGTATCAATCTCAGTTCCTCTGCCCCCTTCTCTGCGTGGGAGCCAAAAATCTTCTAACATGCTCATGAATTTCTTGTCATCGCGGATTTCACCAGTCGAGGCATCGTATACTAATTTATTACGATATCTCATCATCACATCCCTTAAATACTGTTCAGCTTTTACCTTAGGTAAATTGCCAACATCGATGTAAAAAATTCTTCTCTCTGGAGCTCTAGATAATCTATAAATTACAAGAGAGTCTTCGATCATCCTTAGTTGATTCAAAGATTTTATTGCTTTATTCAAATATGAAAGTGTGATACCTTTATTTCTATCCACTAAACCAGAAGTACAATAAGTTATAGCATCTTTTGCAATTTTGACTCCTTTATCAGATGAAGCCATCCCCATATTTGCGGCATTTGTTCCGACAGGGTATGAACTCTTTGGATCGTATATAAAGTATTCTTCTATATCTGGAAATTTAAAATTCATTGGGTTTTCATCCCCAACTAATCTCACAGGTTGGTTATTATCTTGCTTTGTTTTCTTTTCTTGTCTCACATATCTCATCTTCATGGAATCGATATATCTTAATTCCTGAATTCCCTCTTGTGGATTTTTTAAATCTATAACTTTATGGTAATACAATCTACCGTCAATATACCAATTTCTATAAATTTCGTGTGCTTTTTTATTGAAATCTAATAATTCTAAAATATATTTAAATTCTTCTCTTATTTTTTGCTTTATTCCATCACTAGCATTTAGATTAGATAACTCTATTTGAATAGGAGAATCATTTGTATCTGAAACGATAGCTTCATTTACAATATCTTCAATGGCACTATCCACCTCTGGATGTAACGCCATTTCTCGGTATCTTTTTATTAAATCAAATTCAGTTCTGTATACTCCCTCAATATCAACATATGACCCAAAAAAACCTGATGTTAAATAATGGTCAACCCCATCCTCGTTATTACGAGGAATGGGGGAAACCGTAGTTGGGGATATTTTTTCACCATCTTCAATAGAAAAACCAAAAAGTCTTGCCATAATTAATTTTTTATGTTATCCTTTATTTATTACTTGATTATATTGGAAGATCCAGATTGATCGCTAGTCCCTTCTCCGGCGGTCCAATAAAGAATTTGGAATTCCACAGTATAAGTCTCAATGTCATCACTTGTATCATAAGATAAATCAATTTGACTTACATTTGTCGGGAAAATACTATAGAATTTGTATGTTCTTAGTGGTGTCAATCCACCACCATTTCTATCGCCATAGTTTGAATCGGAATTTTTTGTTTTTCCTCTTCCCAATTGATACACATACGCATCAGTCATATATGATTCTGGGCTAGTAGCACCAGTTGAATTCTCCAATTTGTTGATGTGATTCATCCATTTTTCAAATCCAGTTCTCAATTTGAAATCTTCGTCATTTATAATTGTAACTGTCCATGGATCAAATGTTCTATCTCCGGCAACTTTTAAAGTACGACCTCTAAAAGCAACATCAATTGGATTAATATTGGATGCTGGTAAAGCAGCAGTTTTACATAAAAAACTAAATGTTTCTGCTTCTCCCCCAGCTCCAGTGCTCCAGAAATTTTGTATTGGTGCTGGAAATGATGGTATACTTACTTCAAATAGATTTGGGCGAGCGCCCCCACCTGCTAGTCTTTCTTTAAATTGTGAGATTGTTCTTAATTGTGACATTTTTGAGTCCTCCTTTTGTAATTAATTTATATTTAAATTAAACTCTACCGGTAACTTCTTCGAAGCTGACTCCAGTTCTAGTTGCAACAAAAGTCAATGTCACATAATTGATTGATTTAGTTGGCTTTAAGAAAATATCAGCTCTGAATTCATTATTATCGATTACATCAGGAGTATTATTTGTTTCATCACAGATAATTCTGAAGTCATAGACTCCTCGTTTTGCTTGAACATCTCTCAAGTATGGTTCAACGATATTTACAAAGTTAGCACGAGTTAAACTATCATTTAACTCAAAAAGCTGAGCTTGAGCAGTTCTTTCAAGGGCTTGTTCTACAGTTAAGAACAATCTACGAACATTTATTCTATCAAATGCAGATGCATACCCAAGAGCAGTCTTATCTCCAAATAGAATTATTCCAATTCCTGGTTGATTGACAATTGAATTGACTCTGATTGGATAAAGTCTATCTCTTTGAGCTTTCGATGGATTATATGCTAATTTAATAGCATTATTGAGAACTCCTCTTTGCTGTCCAGCTGGAGAGAACCAAGGATATGAATTCAATGATGTTCTTACCATTAATCCAGCTACATCTGGATTACATGGAATCCAACGGAACTTATTATTGAATCTATCGTAAGAATACTTATATCCAGTGTCAAATACCGCATAAGAAGATGAAGAAAGTGGACTAAAGAATTCCACTATTTCATTAGTTTGATCTTCTGTATTTGTTCTATTTACAACATCTTCTCTATGAGGAGATATTACAGCAATACAATCCTTTCTAGCTGATGCAATAGAAATTAATTCTTGTGCTTTTGCTTGGGATTGGGATTTGTCTAATAGTCCAGGTCCCATTATTAAATAATCAACTGAAACTTCATCTCTGTTAGAAAATAGCCTATATGAAGTTGATAGACTTCCTAGATCAGCTGCCATTCCTTTATTTTCACCATAGTCATTACCACCAAGAAGGGTGTAAGTTACATTTCCAATTGAACTGAACACTTTATCTTGTGCTGGAGCATTCCACAGTCCTTTAGCGGTAGTTAATCCAGTAAATCCAGTATCAAATCCAGTTTGATATATGGTTTCATTATTATCGCCATCAGAGGGGTTATCTCCGGCATAAACATAATTTGATAGTTGAGCTAGGTAATCTTTCCACCATATTTTTTGTGGGGAATTTACTGCGGAAACTGTATCAGTAGCCTTAGACAAGAATAAGTGCTTTTCTACTAGATTTCCTTGAATTCCAGTTACGGTTCCAGTGTCATCAACTATTACAATATGTATAGAATCATTTCTTCCATTTCTTTCTGCTACATATTGGTTTGTTGTTGGCTTTGGTGCCAATGAACTCCAATAAATGGTACTGTTTTCAAGACCTAGAGTCTGTTGGTCGTACCAATCTACCACTGAAGTTCCACCGGTTAGAGTAGTAGAAGCAATTCCAGTTTGAGATGCACTACTAATTCCTATTGTATTTCCAACTAAAAATGATGCTAATTGATTCTTTTCAGAATAATTTACAGGAGTTTCAGTTCCATCACTAGAAACAGTAGAAGTTATTTTTACATCTATTGTTGCACTATCTGTGTTTATTCCCGTAATAATTGACTTCAAGTATCCATTGAAGAGTGAAGTTGTTCCAACTCCAGCAACTACTATATTACTTAGAGCGGTTGTCACTGCATATCCAACTTGAGCACTTGATACAATAGAACCTACGGTCAGTGTTTGGTCAGCTTTGTCATCTATGACACAAACTTTTAGATTGTTAGCCCAAGTACCAGGAGTTTTGGCAGCAAACATATACTCGACTGTATCGCCAGATGTTAGTTGCTGTGACTCATAGTCGTCAAAGTTTTTAATTAATAAGTCTGCTACACCAGTAGTAGAAATTCCAGACGAGTCTCTTTGGACATTGGCATTAACAAGCTCATCTCCAGAAGTTCTTACTACTTTTAAAACTCCACCATAAGATAAAAATGAAGATGCACTCATCCAATATTCATATTGGCCGTCCTTTGAACTTGGCTTACCAAAGACATTGATTAATTCCTGTTCTGTTGCGATATCTACTGGATCATCAACTGGTCCAATTGCAAATGGTCCTGCAATTGCTCCAATATTGTCCAGTACATTGTCAGCTCTTCCTACAGTTAAATCAACCTCTCTGACAAGTACGCCTGGAGATAATTGAGGAGTCGCCATATTTTTCTCCCTAAAAAATCAGTTTCTCTAAAAAATATTTATGAAAAACTTTATTTACAGAGAATTGTATTTAAAAATTGTAATCCCACATATAGGACATGTCTCCATATTCGTCAGTATACCATCTTGTTCCTTCATTATCTACAAAATTTTCCGATTCTCTTCCATCAACAATAAATCCAAATGGTGACATATCTTGTTCTAGTTGGTTTTGTTGTTCTTCGTATAATTTTTTACGGACATCATTATCCGTCATTTCTTTAAAGTAATCCTGTACTATTAGCCATGCGAATATAACAAGACACATTGCTAAGTCGTCGTTACATCCTTCTTCGGCTTCAAATGAATTGTATTTCTGGACAAATGTAGTTAATTCTGATATAATATCATAATCACTAACTAACAACTTTTCTTCTTCTATAATTGCTTTTAAGTTTAAACAGCCAACTTTTTTAACTGTTTTTGACATCTTAACTCCCATCTGGGTTTTCTTACCAGAGAAACCTTGCCCAACAATCTGCCCAGCTCTACCACGCATAGAACACATTAATACATTAGGATACTCCAAATCGTAATGTAATGCCGCAGCTACCTGATCCCCCACATCATTCACTTCACACAGCGCATAGGCGCTATTGTAAGCCTTTCCAGCGTCTTTTATGACATATGGGAACATCATAGGTTTTATTTCATTATTTCTGTATTTTGCTACAACTTTATATGGAAAAGTAGTTATATCAAATACTATAAATGCTGAGTAATCAATTTCGACTCCTCTTGCCACATCAACTGTAATTACATATTGGTGATCAACTATTGGCTCTTCATATACATCCAATCCAGCATTTGATGTTTTTGGTCTTTCTTGAACTAAAGTCGCTAATTTTGCACCAGATATTAGCGTATCAACTGAACCAAGGAATTCACATTCAAATTCCTGTCTCCATTGACTTTCACTTGTGTTAGCAATGGTTGTTTTCTTGAATTCTTCATCTCTTCCTGGAACATCAGTCCAAAATACTTCAATTGGAACATATTCATTCTTACTTTTCTTTGCGTCATCCCATAATTTGTAAAAGTGATTGAGTCCTTTAGGAGTAGAAACAACAATAACTTTTGATGATTTACCAGAAGTAATCGTAGGATATACTGAACTAAAGAAAGAATCTGCAACTTGATTTGGAACGAAAGCAAATTCGTCCAAGAAGATAATATTGTATGTACTACCTCGAACAGATGATGCAGAAGTTGAAGCAGCAAATATTTTAGATCCATTTTCAAGTTCTAATGAACCTTTATTCCAAGAACATATTCCTTGCTGTAACCATCTTGGTAAATTTTCATATCCAGTCTGTAAACGACCAAGTAGATCCCTTGCTGTCTGCGCCTTGTTGGCAAGAATAGCAATATTTACATTGTCATTAAAGATTGCATAGTGTAGAAGATATGATACTACGGTAGTTGATTTACCTGACTGTCTAGGAAGTTTGCAAATGTTAAATCTATTTTTGTGGAAAGAATTTAACATTCTTTCCTGAAATGGATACATTTCAAACGGTTGTAGTCCATGATCAAGAGTAACAATTTGTATATAATTATTTGCAAAGTACACCGGGTCTTGGGCACACTTTGCAAATTCAACAATTTGTTCTTCTGTAAATTCAATTTGGGTATTTGCTTTTTTTAGAAGCGGATTACCAAGATAATGTTCTTCAGCCATAAAAAATTAATATAAATTTACCACTTAACTTTATTTGCCCAAAATGCAGCACTCATTTTTCCTTTTTTGATATTTTTTTTGTGTCTTTTTTTGAATCTATTTCTACGATTTGCATATTCTTCTGATTCTCCTTCTTTTTTTGGGGAACCTTTCACTCCTAATTGGCCAAAACGAATCAATTTTTCTTCTCCATCTTCACATGCCTTTACAACATGTGATTTTCCAGTTTCTCCTGATCCATGTGGTTCAGACTTTGGCTTATTGCAAGCCATTTCAGACTTTTTTGATTCTACTATTTCAACCCCCTCTCCTATTGTACCGTTATTCATAAGATAATTTTTTGATTTTTTATCTGGCACTTGAATAATAGGAAGATTTTGCTGTATTCTACTTGGAGTGTATGTAATTACCTTACAGTTTGGATATACCTTATTGGCCTCATCTGATATTTCTCTTCTATTAGGCATTCTTATTTGTGGGAAGAACATTTGAATATTGTAATATTTTGCTCTCCATATTAAAGTAACAGAAAAGTTGTGTCCATATTGAGTAGGAATTGTCGTTTCGGATAATTCAGTAGAAGTTCCAGTTTTAGATAGCTCTTTCTTTTTTGCATTAGCTAATTCAATTTTAGCTTCATCTACTTTTTGTTGCGCAGTTAACACTTGAGTGGATACATTTTCTTCTACTTCAACACATGATCCCTCTTCATACTTTTTTGTTCCCTTTTTTCTTTTGTATCCATCCCAACAAGGATCACTCTTAGATTTTTTTGCTTCTTTGATTAATGGATCTGCAGTAATCAGATCAATAAATTCATAAGAGGCATTACCAAACATGTCTCTTACTATCTTACTTTCTTTTTGAGTCTCTACTTTTTTTAACTTTGTATAGTAATCTGGTACTTCATCTAAATGTTGAAGTGCAGTAATTCTTGCGGCAGTCTTGTCTGAAGTATGTTCTCCTTCTACTTTAATTCCCATCTTTAATTGGGTATTTATCTCATCTAATGAAACCCCATGTTTTTTTGCAATTTCCTCAGGAGACTTATATGCCTGAACTGGACCTTTTGGGTCCTTTTCTTCGTGCATGGATGAACAATCTTTATATCCATGCTCAGGGCACTTTTTTCCTTTTTTTGTTTTATTGCACCCACAACCCATTTCAGACAAGATTTGATCTACTAGAGAAATTTCTTCATTTCTTGGTGGCAAGTGATTATATTGAGGAACTGCTTTAACACCAGTTCCTCCCATTTTTCTTACTATATTTTGTGCTGCTTCTTTTTCTCCAGGAGTTCCTGGGTTATCTATTATGTTAGTTGCTTTAGTTTTTTTTGTCTCTTTTTTATGTGTGTCTTTGTTGATTTCAAATGATGCTTCATTTAATTCTTCATCACTTTGAAGATATTCTGCTGCAGTATCAATATAATCAGCTGCTCTGGTAATTTTAGATTGTACCCAAGCAGGTAATTGAGTATCACTGCTCTTAATTGCTTTTCTTAAGTTCTTTACAGCTCTTTCGATTGAATCCAATTCAATCTTTGCCATATAGCCTTCATCATCTTTTTTCTTGCCACTAGCAATTTCTTTGTGATCTTCTTGTATCTTTTTCATTTCTACTGCAGTTTAAGCATTTATTTTTATTTATCTTCGTCGATGTCTTTTAACTGATTTTTCAACATTTTTGACAACTCTGCAGTGGATCCAACAAATAAAGCATTAGTAACATTCGTTGGACCTTTCTGTTGCTTAACTTCATCTAGATCTTTTATTT